AACTAGTGCTCGCCGGGGTTTTGTCACCAAACGACGCAAGGCACTACCTCGGGTTGCCTCCCGTCGCCGGGCTTGACGAGCCGCGACTGACCATGCCAGGTGGAGCGTCGGCGGCTGTCGGCCCGGACAACGAGGACGCCGAAAATGCTTGAAACACGGCGATTCGCCCTTGAGCGCACCGGCACGAAGATCGGCGGCTATGCCGCGGTCTACAACGCGCCAAGTCATCCGCTCGTCGTTCGAGGAATCAACGACGGGAAGCCGTTTGTTGAGCGCGTCGCGCCCGGCGCGTTCGAGCGGTCGCTCGGCTCAAACGTCTCGCTGCTCATCGGGCACGACCGGCGCGAGCTGCTCGCGAACACCAAGAGCGGTCTCTTGGCCCTCAAGTCAGACCAGCGCGGTCTCGCGTTCGAGGTCGAACTACCCGACACCCAGAAGGCACGCGACGTCCGCGCTCTCGTGGACGCAGGAGTGCTTTCCGAGATGTCGTTCGGTTTCTTCGTTCGTTCGGACTCTTGGAGCGGGTCTGAGCGCACCCTTCGCGACGTCGATCTTCGCGAGGTTTCCATTGTCGAAAACGGCGCGTATCCGCAGACGCTCGCCGAAGCACGCACCTACAGCCCGGCTCTCGCCCGGCTTCGTCTGCGACTAAGGCTCTACACATGACGCAGTCAGAAATCATCGAACGCCGCAAGGCCATCGAAACCGAAGTAAACGGCATTCTTTCCGAAGAGCAGATTTCCGCCGAGCAGGAGGCCCGTGCCACGGAGCTGCTTGACGAGCTTAAGGACCTCAACCAGAAGCGGTCGGCAGCTGAGCTCCGCGAGAAGTTCGCGTCGCACGCGGCGACGGCCAGGATCGTTTCCGAGAACCGCGAGAAGACCGCGGAGTGGACCGCAAGCCCGGAGTACCGCGAACAGTTCCTCGGGTGGTGCCGCGGTGGTCGCGCTCCTGAAGTGCGTGACGTTACGACGTCGACGAGCTCGGGCGTGTTGGTTCCCAAGATCTACGAGGCCGGGATCCTCAAGTACTTGGACCGGAACACGACCGTCCGCAACCTCGCAGACCTCCGCACCGGCGTCCAGGGCAGCATTACGCTCCGGTACAACGAAACCGCGACGGACGCGGCGGTGACGGCGTTCTGGACGACGGAAGCGTCGAAGACTGCGATTGCGTACGACGGGAACTGGGCTGAGGTCAACCTCAACCCGGTCGGCGGTCTGCCGAAGTCGGAGGTGACCTACTGGGCGATCCGCCAGGCGAACTTTGATCTCGAAGCCGAGATCATGGATCACCTTCAGCGCATGATCGCTCGCGGCCTGGAGTCGGGCTACACGGTCGGCACCGGCACGAATCAGCCGACGGGCCTGTTCCTCCAGAACGCCTCGTTCAACGGCCTGACGGTGACCGCGGCGCACGGTGGCGGCACGGGGTGGGATGGCGCGTTTACGCTCGCCAACCTCACCGAGCTCCGGTACAAGTCGCTCCCGGCTGAGTACTGGCCGACCGCGTCGTGGGTCATGTCTCAGGACGCCTACTTCACCATCGCAAAGATCGCCGTTGCGTCGACCGGATCGAACGTGCCGCTGTTCGTGCCGAGCTCGGACGCCGGAATCGTGAACGCCGCGCCGTTCACGCTGATGGGCCGTCCGGTGTACATCGCCCCGTACGCGCCCGGTCGCCAGACCGCGGCGGTCAGCAACAGCATTCCGCTCATGTTCGCGAATGTGGCCGAGGCGTTCGCCATTCGCGAGTGGGGTGGTCTGTCGATGGTGCGAGATGACATCACGACCCCGGGCGTCGCTCGGTTCCAGGGCATGATCTTCGCCAACTCGAAGGTGATTCGCCCGAAGGCCGTCGCGGCTCTCCGCATCACGCTCACCTAAGTCTTCTCCTCCCATAGGCCAAGGGGGGCCCGGTCCACACACCGGGCCCCCCGGGCTTGAGGCTTCCCGTGCCGATCACGTTGTCCACGATCAAGGATTGGTGCCGCGTCAAGCACACAGGCGACGACGCGGCGTTGCAATTGATCTACGACGGCGTGGTCCGCGAGATGGAGGAGCGGACCGGGTGGTGCCTGGACGTCGTGACTCGGACTCAGTACGTTGAGGCCGAGCCCGACAACGAGGAACTGCTCCTGCTGCTTGAGCGTCAGCCGGTGTCGGCGGTCACGTTTACCCCGACCGGAGGAGGCCCGACGGCCCTGTCGCTTGTAACCATCGCCGGGCTTCAGTACGTCGTAATGGATCATGCGTCCCTGACCGAATACCCCGTCACCCTGACGCTGACCTGTGGGAGCGGCACCTTGCATCCGCTGTTGCAGCTCGCCGTGCTCACGCGGTGCGCCCAGAAGAACGCAGAACGCGGCGACGATACGACCGCGCTCTCGTCGGACTATTGGGATCGGATCTCCGCAATGATGGGGAAAGGCGTTGCGTGAAGCACGTTCCCAAAGGCATGATGCGTCAGCTGCTGACGCTTCAGAACCCATCCTCCACGGTGGATGATCTGGGCCAGGCGGCGTTCACCTGGACGACGGTCACGACGCTTCCGGCGCACATTGAGCAGATGAGCACGGAGGAGTCGGTAGACGACGGTGGACCGGCTATCGAAACCCGGCTGCGGCTCCTGGTCTCCTATCACCCCGACGTATCGACGCACAGCCGGTTCCTGTGGAATCCGCTCGGGGTCGGCGCGTCGCGCATCCTGAACGTGCGAGCGTGTTGGGACCGCGACCAGAAGCAGCGGACCTTGGAGATTGAGGCCGTGGAGGTGGTGCTATGAGCACTCCGCTCATCACCCTCAAGCTCAAAGATCGCGAGGTCAAGGCCGCACTCGCGCAATTGCCACCCAAGGTCAACGAACGGATCCGCAAGCGCGTGGCGCGTCAGGTCGTCAAGCCGTTCGTCGGTCTGCTGAAGTCGGCGTGGGTGGGAGCCCAATTCAGGGGCAAGGCCCCGCACCGAAGAGCGATTGCAAGCGCGGTTCGCACGGACGTCAGGCGCGTCGGCGCGGGCCCGTCCGCGCCGGTGCGGACTCGCGTCGGCGTGGACTACAGCCGCAAAGCCGCTCGCGCAAAGGGTCGGCAGCGCGTGTTCCATTTGCTTGAAGCCGGGTTCAGGCACAAGGCCGGCAAGAAGCGGATTCAAGGGCGTTTCATCGCGTTCCGATTGGCTCGCGCAAAGCTTTCCGGCATCATGCAGCAATACTCCGCGCAAGTGCTTCGCGAGGCGAAGGCCGCGCTGAAGGGGGGACCAGCGTGACCCCGATCAGCATTGTGAAGGTCGCGAAGACCATCCAGTACTACCTTGACTCGGCGACAGGACAGCCGGTCTCGGTCGGGATGCGCCGTGCAGGATCCGCAACCCCTGCCGTGGTCTGGGAGATGACTTCCGCAGAGTGTTCCATCATTCTGCAAGGCCACGTTGGGCAGTCATGGAACGTGGGGTGCGAAGTGCAGATCTATGGCGACGATGCCCTCGGCGTGCTCGGCGTGGCCGATTCGCTCATTTCGTTCTTCAGCGGAACGCCCCTTACGCCTGGCACCCTGACGCCGCTCACGTTGACCGGGCTTTCGGTGTCGATGCGGACTGAATCGCAAGCAGATGGATCAGAGGGCGACGAGCGCGTCTGCACGCTGTCCCTCACCTTCCAAGGAGACTGACCTATGGCTTTCATCGCAGGATACGGCGGAACGCTCACCCTTTCGACCGGCGCAGGGGCCGCGATCTCGGTCGCGGTCAAGTCGTTCACCATGAATATCGAACGCGCATCGCTTGATGCGACTCTCTTGTCTGACTTCCGCGAGAAGCGGCTTCCCGGTCGCGTCCGACGCTCCGGCACGATGACGCTCTATCGGCAGGATTCCACAACCGATGACGCGATCCGAGCGCACATCATCCCAGTAGACCTGGCGGCAGCGACGGGAACGGTCGCGACGCTGAAGCTGAAGTACGTCGACCAGGGACTGATCTCCTACGACGAGTTCGGATCCGGTAGCAACGCGTTCAATATCCACATAACGAGCGCGAGCATCTCGGACAACGGGACCGACGTCGGGCTGTGGGAACTGTCTTGGGACGAGCAGTAATGCCAATTGACATTGCACAACTCCGCTCGCGCTCGCGCACGGTTGAGATTGAAGGCGTCGGGAAGCTCGTCGTCCGCGAGCCGACGCTTGCTGACGCAACGTGCTCGAGCACCGACCAGTACTGGTGGGTCCGGTGCGTGACTTGCCCGGACGGGACGCCGTTCCTGTCGAACCCGGCAGAGGCCGGGCAGATTCGCTCGGACCTCGCCGCGGCGTTGCTCGCCGAGGTGAATCGTCCGCACCCTACCGACGCGCCGAGCGAAGGCTCTGGCGCATCGCGAGCCCCGAGCAACGGATGAACATGGCCGCAGGACTCGCAGCATCCGAGGTCACGAACGAGGAACGGTGCGAGCACCTCCTCGGCGTGATCGCGTGCGCGTTGACCGGCAAGCGGCTTCGTGACCTGTGCCCCTGGATGAAGTGACATGGCAGACAAGGCCCTTAAAGCGACGATCCAACTGGACATGGACGCCTCTGGCGTGGCCAAGGGCGTCGCCGCTACCAACAAGGAATTGTCCAAGCTCAACCGCTCGGCCTCCCGGACGGCTTCGTTTACAGGCTTGACTGCCGCAATGCAGGGAGCCCAGATCGTCTTTGGCGTTCTGAGTTCGGCAATTCAGGCGGTGAACCAACACGTCGAGCAGCTGACCGCCGCGGCGTTCAAGTTCTCGCCCGAGGCCATGCAAGCCAAGATGGCTTTGGACGCGGCCAAGATCGCGACGGACTTCCGAATCGGTCAGGCCATTGGGCCTGGAGCCGCGGCAGGAGCACGGGAGCAGCAGCTCCGGCTCGAAGAGCGAGCCGCGGCGGTGGAGGCGAACGCCCCGGCAATGGCCGGAGCAATTGCCGGTTGGGAGTCGCTCAAGGCGACCTTTGGGGCAATTGGCACGGCCATCGCCGATCAATTCATGATCAACCTGACGGATCCGAGTTCGAATAGGACGATGACTCAGGCAGCGTTGGAAGCCGCTGGGTTGCCACAGATGTTGAGCGGGGAAGGGTTCTCGCTCGGAGGGAGCACGCGGGGAATGCCCTACGATCCGGCGCAAATGGAACGCCAGACCCGTGCTCTTGAATCCATTGACCGGAAGATCGGAGGCAACTGATGGGCACCTGGACGCACCGGGAACTCGCAGACAGCCAGGTCTACACGATCACCGACCGATGGGGAGAGCAGCGCATCGAACGGGTGTTCCTGTCGGAGTTCACACCGGCGAACAACTCCGATTTCCCGACGCAAGCGATCATCCTCAGCAACCTTCCGGTGAAGCCGCAAACGAGGCTTGAGGTAGGAGTAATTGGATCCCCGGCCGATCCGCACCTTCGAAGCTTCGTGTGTCAATCCGTGAACGTATCCCCTGCCAGGGAGAAGCTGTACACCTGGCGCGTCCGCGCGACCTATACGTCGACGAACTACCCGTACAACGACACCCCGTGGGGCCTTGCATATTGCAAGCAGACGCGGACATCGCAGATCCGGTCTACACCAATGTGGAAGGGTGGGTCTACGTTGACGTTCCCTACGAACGGCGACGTATCGTGGCCTGCGGCCTCGGCAATTTCGACCGGAACAAGCGTCGATCTGAACGGCAACCCACGCACTAGGCGCGTGGTGCAGCAGCAGATTCAGATCGAAGTGCTTCAGGATCGCACGCCCATCTCACCGGCTACGGCAGCGGTCGATCCAAACTGGGCAAACCTGTACGGCTATGTGAACAAGCGCAATAGCGTCGCGTTCCTCGGATGGGCCGTCGGAACGCTCGCGTGCACAGGCATTGCGGCGACGCTCGACAACCATGTATGGCGGTTCGTCGTCACGTTTGTCGCGGACGATTGGTACCACCTTGAGCAGATCGCTCTGCCGCATCCCAACGGGGAAGCGCGACTGTTGCCCGGCCAAACCATCGCAGGAACGCAATACCTTCAGGCGACGTCAGTCGTGTGGTCGCAACCGTTCCCCGACAAGGTCGATTTCACCTTAATGTTCGGCAACGAAATCAAGGATCAGTTCACGCTCGCCGGGCCGATCGTTCCCGTATGACCTATCACCGACCCAAGTTCGAGCAGGGCCTGTTCGGTTCGGCCAACCGGTTCGTCTGCAACCGGTGGACCGAAGGGTCCGAGTTCACAATGGCGAATGCGGAAGGCGTCGCCTGGGCGCAGCAACAGATTGTGCGCGGTTCCATCCTGAGCACGCACCTGTGCCAGGTCGAATCGGCGACGGTGCTCGCGGCGAATCGGTGGATTTACACGGTGAAGCAATGGGTTCCGGCGGCTATTGCCGGATCCGGGATTTCGAACCCGACCGACGAGCGGTTCAAATACACGACTTGTCGGAACATCCGCGAGGAGCACAACACGGCAACGCTCGTCGATGGAATGGACATCACGACCCCTGCCGCGAGCGTCGGCCCGGTCGGCAGTGTCTGGTCCGGTGCCGCCTGGACGACCGCGAACCTATCCGCGAAGCTGTTGGTACACGTTGTCTACGACCTCGGCGGGAACGCCTATGCGTTCTTTGATCGCCCTAACCCAATTAGGTGCACGACATGATTACCTCAATGATGCGCCGGGCTTTGCTGAGCGGCGACGGCTCCACGCTCACGCTTGACTTCACCACGGGCGTCCTGGACTCGCGCCTGACGTTCACTCGGGCCGCGAACACGGCGACCGTGATCAACAGCAGCGGGTACGTGCAGACGGTGAACGCGAACTTGCCACGTTTCGACCACGACCCGAGCACGGGCGCACCGCGAGGGCTGCTGATTGAGGGGAGTGCGACAAGCCTTTCGCGCAGTTCGCAGGATCTCACTGACGCTTCCTACTGGACGCTGCAAACTGCGTATTCAGCAACTTCCGCAACTGGCGGCACCGCACCGGACAACACGAACACGGGCAACCTGTTCACAGAGCCGTCATCGAACTTGCAGCGGTCTATCTATCAGTCATACAGCAGCGCGGCAGGAACGTACACCGGATCGTTGTGGATCAAGGGTGGCACCGGAAGCACCCGTTACATTCGGCTAGTGGTTTCATCGGGATCGGGTGACTTCGGATATGTAACGGTGAACGCAACTACCGGGGCTATTCAGCAAGCCGCGACAGCGGTGGGAACGGCAACAAGCGCAAGCGCGACCGTTACCCCGTATCTATCCGGGTGGACGCGGGTGACGTTGACGGTCACGCTGGCTTCATCACTCAACTTCTTGTTCTTGGTGCCGATGGACTTTGGATCTATCGACACTCCGACAACCAACTACGGGCGCGTTTC